GGTCGTCGCTGGCGGATTCAGGAACGTCGCCGGCCCGAACTCGAGTTTGGCTGCGTCGATCGTCGCGAAAACGACATCGGTCGCGAGCAGCATCATCGCCGCGGGGGATTTTTCCAGAATCGGCGCGTCCTGCACGTACACGGCGAACAGCACGCCATTCTCGAGATACAGGCCGAACGCGTACAGCGAATACTGGTCGTTCGTGTCGTCCTGGATCACGACGTGCACCGTGTCCGGCGCGACGTTTTCGCCGCCGAACGTCGTCACGCGCTTGCGCTCGTTCGGCATCGTCTTCATGCCGCGATCGAACGCGAACGGCGCGGTGCCGAGCCCGATTTCGACGACGCGGCGCGCGGCCGTGCCGGTGTTGCCGCCGGCGACCAGGGCCGCGCGGCCGGCGTCGGTAATGTGGATGACCATTCCTGCCATGTCAGATATCCGTGAGGGACAGGCGGCGATACACCGCCGCGCGTGCGCCCGCGCCGATGCGCTGCGTGCCCGTCGCGCTAAAACCCTGCGTGAACGTGTAGTGCGCGGTGCCGCGCTTGGCCCGGTCGACTTCGGCGATGATGTCGGCGACGTATTCGACAGTCGCCGGGATGCCGTCGCGCGCGCCGACCGTCATCAAGATTTCGAACGTGCCTGGCCGGCCCTTCGGCGTCTTCTCGAACCACTCGCGCATCGCGACGTTCGCGCCGAACGACGCGCACACTTCGCGCACGGCCGCGGCCGTGCCTTTCTTGCGCGCGATCCGGATCGCCGCTTTCACGCGCGCGCGCTTCACCTGTTCGGGCCAGTAGTCCTTCCACGTCTCGACGCCGAGGTGCCACGCGAGCCACGGCAGAAACCGCAGCGGGATCGCGTCTGGGTCCATCAGCGCGCCGATGTCGACCGGGATGTCGCTGATGCGCGCGTTCGTGTCCGCGAGCCGGCGCTCAAGGGCGGTCGCGTTCGGCGGCAGCAGCGAGGTTGCCCGTCTAGTCATCCGCCACCCCGCCGTCGATCAGCTCGATTCCGGTGCAGTACGGCGCCTGCTCGTGCGTCACGGGCACGCCGCCGGCGGGCGAGTCGAGCAGCACCTTTTGCACGCCGGCGACGCGCATCGCCGCGTGCAGGCCGTCGACCGTGATTTCCATGCCGATGCGCCGCATGTCCGCCGCGAACTTCGCGGTGCGCTTGCGGGCTTCCGCGAGCGCCACGCCGCGATCCGGGCCGGAGAAGAAGCGCAGCGTCGCGCGGATCGCGTAGCGCACGATCTTTGCGCTCTGCACGATCACTTCGTCGGTCTGCGGCCGCTTGCCTTCCAGGTTCTTCCTGACGATCTCGATCAGCTCGTCGCTTGCGGTTCCGTCGCCTTCGCGCGACAGGATCGTGATGACCATCACGCACGGCTCGGGGCTGAACGCGGCGGCAGACAGCACGCGGCCATCGGCTGAACGTGCATGAAACACGTATGCCTCTTCAGGGCCGGCGACGGAGAAGCCGCGCGGCGCGAGCTGCACGCGCTCGCGCAGGCTGTCGTCGTCCTCATAGACCGCATCGATACCGTGCTCCGGATCGGCCGCCGTGACCACGAGCCGCTCGACATCGAACAGCGCCGCGATGTGGTCGAGCGTCGTGCCGCGCGCATAGGCGAGCAGCAGGCCGCGCGCCTTGTCGTTGATGAGCTGCCGCAGCAGGACTTCGCGATAGGCGTTCTCCTGAAGGACGCGCGTCACGGGCTCGGATTCGAGCGCGAGCGTCGCGGCGATTTCCGCCTGGTGCTCGGGCGGATACAGCGACACGAGGCGCGCCTTGCGCTCGGCGAACAGCGTCTCGAAGTCGAGCGGGTCGACGATGTCCGGCGCGGGGAGTTGCGAAAGATCGATGGGCGTGCTTCTCATGCTGTTCCTCTGTTCGTCATCGGCACGCGCAGCGAGACGAGCTCGTCGCGCTCGTCGGTCCAGCCTTCGATGTCGACGAACTGCCGGCCGGCGAAAGCATCGGCGGCGGCCGCCGAAATCTGTACGCGCGTGACGGTCAAGCGCGGCTCCCACCGCATGAGCGCGGTCGCGATCGCCGCATACAGGCGAATCCGGGTTGCGCCGTTGGCGGGCGCGTCGATGAGGTCGGGCAGTTCCGAGCCGAACGTGCGGCGCTGGATGCACGAGCCAAGCGGCGTCGAGACGATGCGGCCGATGGACTGCGCGAGGTGATCGAGCCCGGACATCGAGCGGCCCGTCTCTGCGTTCATGCCCCTCATAGCGGCGGCTCACTTCGGCCGATTCGCCGCGCGCCTGGTGCGTGTGGTGCGGCACGCTCTTGCCCATCGAGCGCACTTCGCCCGTGAAATCGGCCGCACCGTCGATGCGCATGACGTGGCCGCCGCCGGCGCTGCCCGAGCCCGTCATGCCGGACTTGAACACGAGCGGCCCTTTCACGAGCAACGCGCCCGTGCAGGTGGTCTGTTCAGCGTCGAACGTGACCGACGCGGCTTTCACGGTCGCCGATTCCGTCTCGACCGTGACCGACACGGGCGCGATGAGGCGCACCGTCGCGCCGGCGGGCAGTTCGGCCGTGAGCGCATGCGCGTCGTGGTCGTAGCTCACGCGCGCGCCGTCCGCGTAGACGCGGGTGTGGGTGTTCGGCAGATGGTCCGGTGCGGGGAACGCGTCGGAGAACACGCCGCGCAGCGCGACGCCTTGCGCAAGGTCGCCCATCGCGCCGAGCACGACGACTTGCTCGCCCTTCGTCGGCGGCAACCATTCGCGCGTCGCGCCGGCCGAGGGCGTGAGCCAGGGAATCCAGTTCGTTTGCAGGCCGTCGTCGTCCGATTCGCCGATCGCCACGCGGCAAAGCGCCGCCTTGTGGTCGACATCGAGAATCGAGCCTTTGCGCACGGCGTTGCGTGCTTGTCGTTGAATTTCGTTCGCATCCATACCGGCAATGGTGCCGGTCGCCCGCGCGTGGCGCGAGCACTCGCCTTTGTCGTGCCGCCGGGTACAGCGCACTCGTGATCCGCGCAGTGAAACGTGCGTCGACAATGGCCGCTCGACACACGCAATAGTGCGGGCGGCTCGTGCCGCGCGCGCATTTCCACTCTCGCAACACGATGACGATTCACGCTACCGACGCCGCGCCCGCGGCCGATCTTTCCCCGCTACTCGACCGACTTCACGCAATGGATGCGCTTACGCTCGCGCGCATGCTGCCCGACGCGTCAATCGACATGGTGTTCACCGATCCGCCGTATTCGTCGGGCGGACTGCACACGTCGGCGCGCTCGCGGCCGCCGAGCGAGAAGTACATCAACAGCGACACGAAAGCCGCCTACGTGGACTTCGAGAGCGACAACATGGACCAACGCGCGTGGGCGTTCTGGTGTCACGCGTGGCTGACGGAATGCCGGCGCGCGTTGAAGCCGGGCGGGCTGCTCGTGAGCTTCATCGACTGGCGTCAGCTCCCGACGCTGACCGATGTCGTGCAGGCGGCCGGCTTGATCCTGCGCGGCGTCGCGGTATGGGACAAGACGCCCGGCCGCACGCGGCCGCGGCGCGGCGGCTTCGCGCAGCAGGCGGAATTCGTCGTATGGGCGAGCCGCGGCGCGATGCGTGACTGCGAGGTGTATCTGCCCGGCGTGTTCCCGTGCCGCTTGCCGTTGCCGAAGCAACACGTGACCGAGAAGCCGCTCGACATAGCGCGCGAGGTCGTGCGGCTCGTGCCGGCCGGCGGCGTCGTGTGCGATCTGTTCGCCGGTTCCGGCACGTTTCTCGTCGCGGCGCGCGAGGCCGGCCTACATTGGATCGGGTGTGAGACGAATGCGGCGTATCACGCGATCGCATTGCATCGCTTGGGCATGTCGAGCGACTCAGCACTTCAGGTCACTTAACGACCCACATCGCTTGCAGTCGATCGCCGCGTGCATGCTTCAACCCGGAAACAGGCGGGCCGACAACCGTGTCCGAGCGTGGGTGTCCTCGACAGCCAGTCGTAAAAGTGTCGTCGGCCAGTTCGTGAATTTTTTAAAAATGCTCCGAACGCTTATGTGATGCGAACTATTTAATGTTGAGAGGTTTCGTGTCCCGATTAGGAATTACTCCCTCGGTGCCTGTCCAACCTGCATACTTCACATCTGATGCATGGGGGTCTACGACAGAATAGACGCCGACGCCAGCTGAGCTGGATTTGACTAGAGCATAGCCCTTCGGTGCAGCGAAATGGCATCCGGCACCCAACAGTGATCTGCCTAGAGGATCATTTCCGGTGTGGCACGACAAGAGATACAGCGTCACATTACGTTGGTTGAGCGATGTTCCGAACGGCACGATCCGATCCTGCGGCATACCCTTCGGTGGATTGCCCATGGCGATCTCAAAGGTGTTGTTATTGCCATGACTCATAATGGCGAGATAGCCACCATTATCAACCGAATCGACCCGCGACCAAAAGAAATCAGTGCTATTTGTTAGTGCGACTCTTGTGTAATTTTTATTTTTGAAGTAGTCAAGCAAATCTTCGTTGGCTTCTTTTTTGTCATATAGAAACAATTTGCCAGGCATTTTAATTCTCCGGAAGAAAATCGAAATGGACTTCGGAAAATACTACGCTCGATGCGAGCAAAGCCATGCACGACGCGCATTAGATATCGCGCAAGCAAGCAGCGCAATCCACCCGCATTTGATGTTCAGCCTATCCAAGTGTCGGATTCAGACAAGCTACAATTTTTGGTAGGTACGCGACGATTTACCGGGTCAATCTGCGAAGGAGAAGATCGCGCACGAGCTCGCGATCCGCGTCGGCAAAACCGAGCACGACGCGAACCGGATACTGCGCGAGCGGGCCGCCCGGCTCGACGGGCGCTTGCTGTCCTTCCTGGTGGACACGCGCGATGCGCGAGAGCCGATCGTCGAAGCCGATCGCGAGTCCCGCGTCGTCGACGTCGACGCGCAGATACCGCGCCGCGCGCAGTTTCCGAAACATCGCCTCGCGCTTCACGCGGCCGGCCTTCTCGCGCAGGCGCTTGCCGCCGTGCTTTACCTTCCGCGGCGCATACGCCGAACCATCCGGGTTCCGCTGCGCGGCGACGCGCGACTGCTGGGCGCGGCGCAGATCGCGACCGAGCTCGCGCAGCAGTTGACGGCGAGCCGCCGGCGACAGCTTTGCGAGCAGCCCGCCGGCCCACCGTTCGAGCGCCTGAAGATCGTCCGTCATGCGAGCCACTCGTCGGCCGAGTCGTCAATGTGCTCGACCGTCCGGTTGCCGGCTTCGTCGGTGCCGACCACGACGCTTTCCGACAGCTTCACCTTGAGCCCGAGGTCGACGGCGTTGTTCGACAGGATGTCGGCGACGAACGTCATGCCGTCGCGGCGCTCGTCGCGGTTCGTCACGAGGTCCGGCTGATTCGCGCGCGCCCATTCGACCACGGCGATCATCACGTCGTCCGGGTTGCCGATGAAGTCGCGAATGATGATCTCGCACTCGTATTCATAGTCGAACGACGCCGTGCGCGTGCCCGTCGCCTCGATCCGGCCTTCGTTGACGAACACGAGCAACTGGTCCGGCGAGGCGTTGAGCTGCGGCAACGCGGCGACGAGCGCCGCGCGTAGGCTGCTCGGCTTATTCATGGCCGTCCGTCCGCCGCACGCGTGCCTGACACGTCGCGATCATGTCGACTTCGGACGCGCAGCGCGCCCACGCCGCGCGCGCGACGTGCAGCGCGTCGCTGAGTTCACCGTTGGTTCGCGGCGCCATCGCCGGCATCGTGCACGGCGTCACTGCCGCGCATTCGTTGAGCGTAATCGTCGGCGCCATTGAGGGCGGGGCTTGCGTGCAGGCGCACAACGTCGTCAGGCAGAGCGCCAGCAGCCCACGTGCGCACGGCGGCGTTTTCATCGATCAGTCTCCGCAGTTCGTTTCGATAGGTCGCGAGCGTCGCGTCGACGCCGGCGCGTGCGCGCGCGAGCTGCGCGCGCTGCGCGTCTTTCGCCTTGGCATCGGCCAACAGGCGCTCGATCACGGCGGCGCTCGCTTGCGCGTCGTGTTTCGGCGGCGCGCGTCGTCGGTCGCCCGGTCGAGCTGCGCGCGCAGCGCGCGGCCGTGCTGACAGCTTGCGACGAGCGCGATCAACGCGAGCAGCGCCAGCCACGGCATGAGGCGCGAGAGGTTCATGCGGCCGCCATGCCCGTGCCGGCGTACTTCGCATACGCGCGGTCGAGCTTCACGTCATACAGGTTGATCGCGAATTCCGGGCCGTTGTAGCCTTCCGCGAACGTCGCCCACTTCCGGGCACGAAGCGCCGCTAGCAGCTTCTTGTCGGCCACGACGTACCGCACGAACGCGTCGACGTGCTCGGCTTCGCCCAGCTCCATACGGGACACGAATTCGTCGACGCTCGCGTAACCCAGGCGTTTCCAGTGATACGCCATGATCTGGAACGCGCCCCAGCTCGCGGACTCGTAAGCGGATGCCGCGTCGATGCGCGCCGCGGTGTCGAGCCGCACGTATTCGGCGGCGCCGCCCTGGTAGCCGCCGCGCTTCGGGTTGACGACGCCCGGCCATCGTGCGGCGGCAGCGTCCGCCGCTTCCTTGCCGAGATTCACGCCGAGCCGCTGATACATGACATGCCGCTCGAACAGGATTTTGGGTCGGCCGTCGTCCAGAAAGCCCACGCCGCGCGACTCGACTTCGTTGACGGCGCGCACGCACGCGAGGGATACGCCGAGCGTCGCGGCCGCGCGCGTGAGGTCGCCGTCCGTCAGGTGCTTCGGGTCGCGCTGCCCGCTAGCGAGCACCCGGTACGTCTTCGGGCCGGCGATGCCGTCAACGACGAGGCCCGCGGTCGCCTGCAACGTCTGAACGGCACGCTCGGTCTGTTCGTCGTAAAGGTGCGATACGTCGACCGGGTAGCCGGCGCGCACGAGGCGCTGCTGCAGCAGTCCGACTTCCGCGCCGTGATCGTTGAATCGAAGGATGTTCACGCTTCGTCACTCCGTAGAAGGCGCGCGACGTTGCCGCGCGCGAGGTACACCAACACGGCGAGCAGAACCGCGAGCGCCGCGTGAAAGAAGCCGGTCGGCTTCGGATGAAACAGCAGCTCGATCGCCGAGCCGCCCGAAATCGCGACGATCACCCAGGCCGCCCACGCGACATGGAAGCGATGCCGCGCGCCGTTCTTGCGGTAGGTCAGCACGCGCACGATGACGGCCAGGTGCGCGGCGAGCGCGACGAGTGCGGACGAGACATGCACGTCAGTCTCCCTTGCGGAACAGCGCGAACAGGTCCATGCCTTTCACGCGCTCGATCAGCGTGAGCGTGACCGCGATCACGAGCGCGGCCGCGAAGAACGCGGCGACGCCCGTCGAGCGGATCGGCACGGCGTGGATGATTTCAGGCGCGGCGAGGTAGCCCATCACGAGCGAGATGAGCATGTACGCGGCGCGCTTCGCGAGACCGAGGTCTTTCGACGTGACGACGACGAGCGCCGCGCCCGCGAACGCGCCGATTAGCGCGTCGCCGTCGACGCCCGGCGCGATGCCGGCGAGGCCGACCGCGGCGAACAGCGCCGCGGCCGAAGAAGTGTTCGGTTCAGCCATTCATTCGGCTCCGGTCAGTCAAACAGTTGCAATAGCGGCGTGGTCGTCTCGATCGCGCGGCGCTCGGGCATCTCCACGACGGTTCCCATCGGCAGCACGACGCCGAGCTCGGCGAGGCCGGGGTTCGCTTCGAGCACGGCTTCAACCGTGCCCGCCGTGCTGCCGTAGTGCCTCCAGCACAGCGCGTCGAGCGTCTCGCCTTGCAGCGCCGCGATCTTCATTGCCCGAGCGCCTGCCCGTCGCGATCGAACAGGCCGAGCACGCGCGGCTTGAGCCGGGCTCGCCGGCGCGCGATCACGGCGGCTCGTATGGCCGCCTCCGCGCCGGTGCGATCCGAGCAATAGGCAATCTCAAGCCAGAACAGGCCAGCGACGCGCTGCTGCACCTGGCACGCGCCGACGCAGAACAGCTTCCCGCCGCGCACGCGGGACTGCGCGAACTGACGAATGCGGTACAGGGAGCGAGCCATCAGATCAGTTCCACCGTCGAGCGCGCCAGGCCGAGGATGTCGCTGATCGCCCATCGCGCGGCGCGGCGTGCGTCGTCGACCGTCGCGGCCAGATCGGCCGCGACCTGGCCGCCGCTCTTCGTCGTGTCGTAGCCGCGGTACTTCTCCGTCACGTCCGCGTGCGTCAGGTGGTACACCGCGCGCCGGTAGCGGGCCACGTGTGCCGATTCGCCATCGATGCGCGGCGCCGGCACGTCGGCGAGCGTCGC